ATCTCTCATCGTCCCAGATATAATGGATACCGTCTCAGCCTCCGCGTGCCTATGCTCTGGGAGCATCCAGACGCTATCAACCTGCACGATGTAACTGGTCACGCCTGCATCAGCATAGATGCCCGTAATGGCCACGCCTGGGCCGACTGGAACGCGCTCATTCATGATGAGCGGAATAAAGAATCTGCTGCCATCACGAAACTCCAGATCTAAGCTTTTGACCCTCTCAGGTGATGCACTATCTGCCAGCTTTTGGTGCATCGTCGCGAGCATCTGGTAATAGTTCAGCTCGCGCCCCTTTTTCCAACTCCAGCGAACACCTTTGAATACTCCAGCAGCGACCATGACAGCCAGCAACAATTCAGCTATAGCCAGCCAGTGGTCTGGAGTCATGGTTTTTCAACTGGTGACCATTTGTCACCGTGGTTCCTCGACCACTGTTTAAGTTGATCATCATCGAGCCAGACGGCTGCGAGATGGATTGATACCGTCGTCATCATCTCATCACCAAACGAGGGGCTGACGGCATACCTGCCAGGGTGAGTTTTTAATTCTGCTACAAACATGCTATTTGAAGTGTGATTTTATAGCGTCAGCGTAAACATCTGCGAGCGCACCCGCTCTGTCAGCCCAGTATCCCCACTCGTCAGCGTTGGAACCGAAGAACGGTTCGCATATGACAGCGGGGCACGGTGTCTTAGAAAGAAAGCCTGAGCCTCTGTCGCAGCCGTCCGCTGGTTTAGCCCCGCGACTTGGTGAATTGGTGTTGAGAATCTTTTGTGCGGCGATGAACGAATCGGCAAGCTTCTGCCCTTCTTTGGAACTGTGCCAATAAAGGTATTCGTAACCCTTCGCGCTGGATGATGCGGCGTTGAAGTGTAGCTCGATGGCTAGAGTTGCGCCATTGGATCTGAGATGATCCCCGACCCATGTCATAGCTGCGCCGTATGTGCCGCCCTCGTAGTGATCGACGATGAAACACTCGGTACTTGAGTCGTCCAGTTCGGTTTTCAACATGCTGGCCACCGTGCTGTTCCAATCCCACTCGCTGACTCCACCCATACTCTGTGCGCCCTTGTCGCCGTTCCTGCTGTGTCCTACGCAGATTGCAACCTTGCCGTCGTATGATGCGACGGGAGGCGTTACAGGTGGTACTGTGGCGTTGTCTGATAACATGTCGTTAATAGTGGCTAATGATTCCTTGAGGCTGTGTTTAATGGTGCGAAGCTTGACTGTTTCGGCGGTGGTCATGGTGTTGATGAATTGGCGGTGGAGCTATGAGGGGCAAAAAACAACTAAAACCCCGCCCAATACTTGCGTTAATCGGGACTCCACCGCTAAAGTTTATTTGTGATACACTGCGTTCCTTGCTTTCCAGTTGCGCATAGCTCCGAGCCTGACGGCGCGGTAGATGGTGTGGCGTGTAAACCAGCCGACTCCATACATTTTCATGTAAAACAGAAACAAAAGATCGACCTCTTTACGGGTCATATCGTGCGGGAAATCCTTGCGGTATCCAAAATCATGGACAATGCCCGCCCAGATATAATGTGGGCTTTTTGAAAAGATGCTTTGAAAAACTTTGGGGATTGATAGCCCATCACTCAGGAAGCCTGCTGGAACAATTACCTTTGCCCCTTTGTGATCGGAGAACGTCAAGTCATCCATGCTCCAAAAATGGCGCGTGCCTTCGACCATGTCTGTGATCAGTGGACTTTGTGGGCGGGTCACTTGGAGAACCTTTCCACGGTGATAGTTCTTTGAACGCCGTCCGTCTCATTGGTATATGAAACTCCGTAGCCTGCTGGCACGCATGACGCAACCAATGCGGCTGCGATAGCGACCAGCGCAAGGATGATGTTTGATCTGCTCATGTGCCTAGATTGGTTCTGGGTCGGCATTAACGGGCGGTGTTTCAATGAGACTTACGCTGGCTGGGATAGCATTGAACTCATCCAATGTCAAACCTCTGTGAGATAGGTGGGCTGTTACGTTGAAGTAGTAAACCCCGTCCACAGGCTGGACGTTTACCGTGGGTAAATCCTGCACATGCTGCCATTTAACAGGGCTAGCGTTGCCGTCTTCGTCCTCTGTGGTAGACCCTGGCAATGAGGCAGGGAGATTGGTTCCGAGCTTCGAGACGGCCTTGTAGCGTTGAATGCTGTAATCATCAACCTCACCGCCAACGCTTACAACGTAGTTCGCCGCGTCTGGTGTGAGGTATTGGGATTCGATGGGGTAGACGACATCTGAGCCTTTATATTTCGGTGTAGCCCCTTTCATCAAGGCTGACATTGCGAGGTTTTGGATGTTCTCGTCGCTGTCAATTAGCGACATCGGTATTGTGATTTTAGTCATGATGGAATTCTAGGTATATGTTTCGTCTGTGCTTGGTGATGCTGGAAAGCTTATTGCCATGATTTATATGTTTTAAATTGTTGTTTGGTTATCTCTCCCGAACAGCCCAAGAGGATGATTGCTCAAGAGTGACGTCGCCAGTCCCGTTGACGTTGGCCACCTGCCAAAAGACCAGATCGTTTTGGTTGAGTTTTACAGTATTCTGTCCTGTGAAATATGCAACATCACGACCACCTTGCAGGTTGTTAATGACTCTTGTTTGTGCAAATTCAACAGTAACCGCAGCGAGCGCGTCGATCTTGATTAGGAAAACTTCAACCTCTGCGTTTTGTGTACCTGCAATAACTAGATCGAAATTAATCACGAACTCTTTCGGGTTGATGCCCGTATGTCTCAATCGACCGTTAGCAGGTGAGTCGAAGTGTTGCAGGTCTGAAGAAGTAAAAGTTCCATCCAGATCTACAGCAGTTCCCGCTGTGGTGATGGTTGTCAGGACTTCCGTGGTGCAATCAAGGCGACCTCCCACGAAAGTATTGCCGATTCCTATGTTGTTATCCCAATCGCACGGGAGGTCTGACGGACTCAGATTGGGCGTGATGTTTGCGTCATTAGCATTGAATGCTCCATCCCTGCTGAAGATGCAGCCCTTCAACTGAATGGTGGACGGGTTGGGGAAGGCCGACGTTGAGAAGTCGCAGAATGGAGCCAGAGTCGGTAGGTCACAGTTTATGTCCGTCAAGAATCGGCTGTTCATCTGGAACGCCGTGCCATCCTTAAATAGTGGTGCAGTCATAGTCCCCGCCAAGCTTCGCACGATTGAGGTGGTGATACGGTAACCTCCGCGCCATAGTCCATGCAGAGTTAAGCTTGGAGATCCACCGAAACGTCCAGAACCCTCCTCTAATCCTTGGCGGTAATCGTATAAGTCACCCAAGCTAGTGCAATCATTGTAGTTAATTCGCGCAAACTCGAAGGCGTGGAATCCAGTGGCATCATACAACTCATAAACCTTAGACCCTGCACCATCCACTTGGATGAAGTAGTCAGCACCCAGTAGATTTCCGCTTCCGATAGCGATGGACTCGGAGACAAACATGGTGTAGTTGTCCTCGCTAGAGGTTAGCCCCGAAATATCGAAACTGTGACCCTTGATGGTCATCCCCGTGGGGGGGACTGTGATCTGAGTCGCGCCTAGGTCAATGATCCCGTCGATGAAGTAAACCTTGGTTGAGTCGATGACTCCTCCCAGCGTTGTTGCCACATTGCTCTGATTTACAGTAATGACGGATGCTGGAGTTAATGCCAGCACGTTCGCTGTGTTGGTGTCGATGAGTGCTGCGTTGCCGTTTAGCCCCGCGCGGATTGCTGTGCGTTGGTCGCCGTTGGAGAATGTATATGCTGCCATTGTATTAGTTTTTTAATTGTTTAGTCGTTCCAGATGTTGTCGTCGTCCCACGGTGCCAGGTTGTTCCAGCGTTCTCCGTCGGTGTAGTTATTCGCATAGACCAGCCCTGCTCCCGTGAGCGTTGCGCCGAATGCTATACCTCGGTCTTTCAAGACTCCTGACTTGTCGCGCCAGAATACCGAGTCAATGGGTGAGGTGATGCCTAGAGAATAGTTTGTGTCTGAGAATGTTACCGCGTCGAAGTTGGAAAGGTGGCTTGTTTCTGGCGCGATGGTGTCGCCTGTTCCGATGTTCTCGAAGTCCCAAGT